CAACCATTCATCCATTACCATCGCGGGGACGCGTTGGGTCAAGTGCCTGAGATATTTGGGCTATTGATCCCATGCTTGATCTGAGCGTCCCTATAGGATAGCATCTGTCACTTATTCTGGCTACTTCCATTCTTTGAGCCAGTGCCGCAGGTCTTTAATCTGTAGAAAAGCCACCCAATACACTACAAGAGGGCAGTAAGGCACATGGAAATAGCCGTTATGCCACTTGGTCTTGGAAACGTCGCATGGACGTTTTGTGAAGGTGCGTTGGAAGAGTGATTACCATACGCACCAGTTGAAAACTTTAAGTATTGAGTGCTCTGGAAGACCGTTCTTGGCTACTAGCTACGGGATTGTGCTAGATTCGTGTGGAAGTTTCCAGATCCGGACTCTGCCGAGTCCTTGGGTGAACACAGTTTTGACGTCGTCTGTCGTATAGACAGCATCGTACTAGGGCGCGTCGTGGAGTCGAAGGCGAGTTGTCTGATCGTGTTGATAGTACATATGAAATCGAAAGAACTCCTTGAGATCGACAAAAGATACTTCTTTGACTTGTTGGTACAAGTTTGTCTTGTTGAGCCGGCTATGAAGTACAAGCCTGGCGAGATTCTCAGAGAGCTTCTCTTTTGCTTTCAACAAATTGTACTCTCCTCTCGAGCCTCCGTCAGTAAGTTTCTCAAGCATGTCCTGGTTGACAAGGCGCCTGGTTTTCGCTGTCTTGGGTGCGCCGCATTCGTCGAGGATCTTGTCCGCTATTAGGTCGACCTCCTCGTCCTCGCTTTGCTCCGGCTTCGATTCGACCGGGAATTTATTTTCTATCTCCTGGATCCTATCTTCTGGTTCTGTGTTGCATTCTGGAGATTTTGCTACGAACTCTGTCACTGATTGCTCGTCGATATGTGATCTGTTCATGTCCTCGTGCTTGTGTGTCCAGTGACAGTCTCTTGGTTCTCCGTCAATGTTGAACTCAGTCTCAGTCTCTAGATTCTCTTCCTGGCAACAGAAGAAAAAGTTGCATGTGATGTTCTAGAGCCTCTTCACGCTAGCGAATCTTCCTTCAGTTTTTGGGTTTTGGTTATAATTGTTTTGGTTTTGGTTATCATTATTTTGGTTTTCTTTTTTATCTGAAGAAATTTTCACTTGCGTGGTGATCGTGTGGGAGCTGTGACGCTCCGGGGAGTGCATGAAAGCTTCGCAGTGGGTACTGGGTACTCGGCTAACTTCCATTAAAAATAAATTCCCGG